CAGCAGAACCTCCACCAGAACCACCTGAACCAGCTTGAGAAGTTGTACCACCACCTCCTCCACCACTTGATGTTATTGTAGTTATTCCTGTTCCTGAAATAGATGAGTCTGTTCCATTAGTAGCAGTACTTGGACTTCCAGTACCACCACCTCCAACTGTAATTGTATAAACTGTTCCTCCATTAAAAGTTAATACTGTTTCTGAACTTCCACCACCACCCGAAGCTTCTGTTGAGTATGAATTTCTATAACCACCTGCACCACCTCCACCGTATGGGCCACCTCCTCCACCACCTGCAATTACTAAAAAATCTACTGAATAAGGAGGTGGGTTATCAGTTAAAGATGGTGATGTTCCTTCATTAACTCCTGAAGAAGCAACCCAACCTTGTGTAGAATCTACATAAGTTAATGTTGTAGCTTCTCTATTTGTTGTAAGTTTAACATCATTATCAGAACCATTTATTTTTAAACTTGTTGTAATATTAAGATTATTTGTAGAAAAAGTTCCTGCGTAATCTAATAATATAATTGTATCTCCAGCAGAAGCACTAGAAGGAAGTGTTACTGTAAATGCAGATGAAGTTGTGTTGCAAGGATATGCTCTACCAGCTACTGCTGTAAAACCAGTTGTTTGAACTGATTGCCAAGATATTCCAGCAGAAGCAAAACTTAAAACTCCTGAACCATTTGTTACTAATGCTTGACCAGATGCACCATCAGTCGCAGGTAATGTAAATGTTAAGTCAGAAGCTACACTTGCAGGTGCTTTTAATGCTACATAGTTAGTTCCATTAGCTGTTGTTTCTCTAAAACGAATTTCTTTTTGATTATCTATAATTAAATTTACTGTTGTTGTGTTTACTGAATCTGAAAGTGTTAAAACTGTTCCTGTTGCAGTTGTTGATAATCCAGTAATTGATACTGTTGAATCTAACCAATTTACTGTGTTAGCTGAATGGTCAATAGTTGCTAAAGATATATCATCAGCACCATCATAATATTTTAATGTAGGTGTAGTTGCAGAAGTTGTGTCTAACCAAAGCTGACCAGCGACTGCACCTGTTGGTCTTGATGTTCCTGAATTTGTTGTTTGAATTGCTGATAGTGCGTTATTAATATCTGTTCTTACTGCTGGGAATGTAGCATTAGAAATAATGTAATCGTGTTGTGCCATAATCTATCTAGTAACCTTTAGCTATATAATCAAATGTTTTTGATATTCCAGTACCAGAACTATTTTTAAAAGCTACGGAAAATCCTGAAGTAGTTTTGCTCGTTAATTCAAAAAAATCTCCAGTCGCCATTCCTTGTGCTGTAATACCAACTGCATAATTAGCAGAATAGAATGGTAAAGTAAAGGTAACTGAGTATGTGCCAGTTCCTGAAGTAATATCATTACCACTAAATATTCTATCTGGCATATCTACTGTAACTGATAATGCTGTAATAACTGGAGTAGAAACTCCATCTAAAGAAGTTAATCTCATTTTAAATTTATAATATCTAGCTGTGTAATCTCCAACCACAAAATTTCTAAATGAAGTATAAGTTATATTGTCAGCAGATGTGGCAATTTCTAAATGTGAATTAGTAAATGCTGGTGCGTTTCCGTCAAATGAACCTGTTGCATCATCAAAAAGTGTAAATCCTCTACCACTATCAAATAAATCAGTAGGATCTTCTGCATATTGTGTAATTGTAGCAGTTATTCTTGAAGTAAATGTTCCACCTAAATCTATTGGTGCAGAAAATAAATAAACACCTTCACTTGCTAAAGATGTAAGTCTTAATTCTCCACCAGATAAAGTTAAATTAGTTTTACTTCCTGTAAATGTTGGCGATTCAGTTTGTGTTGTAACTGCATTAAAGTTACCAACTGCTAATAAACTTGTAGATATAATTGCTTCATTAATAGATAAGTTACCAGCTTTATCTACTGCCTTTATAAGATATGAACCTACTCTTGCTGGAACAGTAATTGAAGTAGCTGGTCTTGCAACCTTTTCAACTAATGTAACTGAGTTAATCCAAGTAGCACCAGTTGTTGCTGTTGAAAAACGAATAGCATAATAAGCTAAATCTAAATCTGGTATTTGTTTCCAAGATAAATGTGCGTCTTGACCAACAATATTACAAGCAAAATCATCAACATCACTTGGTAAAGCTGTTCCACCAATGATAGTTCTTGTAGCAGAAGTGTAAGTAGAACTAACTCCTAGTGTGTTAAATGCTTTTACTCTTACATTATAAATTAATCCATCTACTACGTTTAATATTCTATGAAACAATCCTTTAACCTGACCAGCAATAAGATAATCTGTATCTGTACTTAGTTTGTATTCTACTTGGTAGTAATCAACAAAGTTATCTAGTGATGCACCAATCGTTACATCTAAAGCAGTAATAACAACTCCATCTGAGTATTCAATCAGTTGGTCATCTAAAGTAACTGATACTGGTGCTGTAACAGAAAAAGGATTAGGAAGTATTGTATCAGCAATAGTTGGTGCTTCGCCTTTTTCTTCCCAAGTATAAAAGTTGTCTTGATGTTCTTCTAATCCAAGAGTTACTGTTGAATCTGAATTAATAGCTAAAGACATTACTCTAAATGGCTTGGCACTAAAACCTGCTGTATCGTATGTAGCTGTAACTATATCTCCAATAGATAAATTAAGTGCTTCTGAAGTTACTGTTACTTCTGCTTTTAAATTGTTTCTTGATCTCTTTAATATGTTCTCGCAAATTTCTTCAGCTTGATATGGAGAAGTTACTTGTAACATATCAAAACTTCTTTCAAGTAAAGTATTGTTATCATCACTTAACATAGTTGCGTGTTGATCTGCTGGGTCTAAAGCTGAATCATCAAATGGTGGAAAAGAAACTGTATCTGATTGATAATCTTTTTCTGGGTTTGTAAATGTTCCTATAACTCGGTTATACTTTTCAGATTTGCTTTCACCTTGTAATTTAACTTCGCTTACAACATTATCTTTAGTTAATAGTAATTGTGAACTTCCTGAACCTTCAATAATGATTTTGTATTTACCTTGTGTGTAATTAAAGATTGCTCTCATAGGCACTAAGAGTTCTCTTACATTTTCTAATACCTTTTTTTCACTATCTATAACTGCATTTGTTTCAAATAAGTTTATGTCAGTTCCACCAGAATAAGGAGTTACTTGTGTATCGCAAGTATTTGCAGAAGTTTTAAATGTATCGTAATTAGTTTCAAAGGCATCATTAGGTAATCCTTTTCCATATCTGCTATTTCTTAAATAATCTAAAAGAACTAATGATGAGTTTGCAGAATAAGCCCAAGTAGAAGCTGTGTCTTGTCTATGAGAACCAGAACCACCTTTAGTAGAATCTAATCTAGGGTCATAAATCTTTTTACCTCTAACAGTTACTCTAACTTCTGGTAATCCATTAAAAGCATCTTGATTCCATTTAAACCTTAAAGCAACATAAGCAAGACCAGATAGTTTATGATTTGATGTCCAGTTAGTTGTTTCATCAAGTAAAGAAGAAGCTGATTGATTGTCTAATCCAAAAAATGGTTGAATAGATATTAAAGATTCCCCACCTTTATAGTAGTTAGCATCTCCACTAGAAACTCCTCTTATTGTTCCATCTGTTAATGAACCATCAAATGTTACTAGTTTGTCATCAACGTAAACTTCATCTATTGCAGTAATACCTGCACCACCACCTTCGCATAATACTCCTGCTACATAAAGATATTGATTATCAGCACCAGAACTTTCAACAAATACTCTAGTTAATCCTACTTGTCTTTTACCATAAACAACAGGAATAGGATTGTTGTTAGAATCTTTATTTACTAATGTTCCTTTAGCTTCGTCTTGCGAATTAAATCTAGGTGCTTTTGGTTTCGGTGCAATTAAATAACTGATTGCTGTTGTGATGATAGTAGTTATAATCGCTGTAATAATAGGGGGGCTCATATATGAAACTCTCTTTTAAATTTTTCTGATCTTCTATAAATGTTAAACTTATCATCTGCTCTAATCCACTTAACAGATTCATTGACTTCAATCTTATCTCTAAAGTAATCTTTAACCCATCTCATAATTTCTTTTGCATGGCTTTTTGCAAGTATTTGCATAACCCAAATATTATTTCCACAATTCCATTCATTATCTTTTAGTCTTAAAGATAGTTTAAATCTTTGTTCAACATTATCGCTTAGGTAAGCCCAATTAGTAAAACCAACATCTTGATTTCCTACTCTATGAATTTGGTATTGATCTAAATTAACTGATGGAGTTATCATTTTAGTTAATTCTTTGTATGTAAATTTATCATATTGTTTAAACTGTCTATAAAGATGTATAATTCTATACAAATCATTCATTAAGCTGAACCCCACTTAATCTTTTGTGCTGTCTTACTTGCAAACTCCATACCTTTGTCATTAGGGAAATACAATTTTTGTGAGTTCTCAGCAGTTCTTCTTCCTGAAGTCTTTTCAAAATCTGCCCAATGAGAAGTTATAATTACATTGATTGAAGATGTAGTAGCATTTTCTTCAAGAGCAAAGTTAGATATTCTTCCATCAAATAAAAGAAATGGGTCAGCTATTAGTGCCTGACTATCATTTAAGAAACCTCTATAAACTTTTGCAGGTTTGTTCATGTAGTTGTTGTTTAGTAATAAAGAAATTATTGTTGTATCTGCACCTGAGAATTTAAGTGTTAATGAGTTTACTGCAACATCAGCAGTTTCTTGAAC